TAACATCACCTGATGCAAGGGTATAGGAAGTACCTGTCTGGGCATTAAATGTCAGGTTAAGTGATGTTGGTACAACAGCAGCCCAGGCTACGCCACTACCTGTTGAAGATAAAAACTGACCTGATGGGCCAGTAGTACCGCCAGCATTGATAGTTCCTGTAATGACAGGTGATGCAATAGTTGGGCTTGTGCCAAAGACTAGGCTGCCTGAGCCAGTCTCATCGCTGACTACTGCTGCCAAATTAGCTGATGTAGTTGAGCCAAGGAATGTAGCTAATGCACCGGTGACACCATGAGCGCCAGCACTTAGGGCTTTGTCATAGTGAGTCTGTGCATCAGTCAAATCCTGAGCGGTAATAACGTGGCGTACTACAGCGCCAGCATTATGAGTCACAGCTGATGTGCCGTTAAAGCCACGAGTAATAGTAAGGGTTAATCCCGCTACGTTAGTAACAGTAACAAGTTCCTCGCTGGAAGTATTGTAGTCAAGGGCAAGGACAAATGGGTAACTGCTTGGATAGCCAGTTGTGCTGGCAACCGTAACAGATGTAGACGAACCAGTAATGGTGCTGGTGATAGTGGTGTCCTGCGCAATTGCGCTGTAATAACGGGATGCCATTGTTTGTCCTTAGCTTGTGTAGTGGGTACGAGGTGGGTACTGCTCTTGAAGGCGACGGACTTCAATAAGCAAACGCTGTTGGTACATCTGCTGAATTACTCGGCCAACATTTGCTGCTGAACCGACTGGGTTAGTCTGACCCTGTGAATCTGCTTCAGCAGTCTGTGCTGGTACACGGCCCATATCCAAGTACATCGCTGTACGGTAGGCGGCGCCAAGGACAATTACTTCACGGGCTGAATCTGGCAAGCCTGTAAGGCTGGCAAAGTCATCTGTGTCGTAGGTCAAAGTTGATGGCTTCTTGGTGTAGGTAATCATGCAGGTACGGCCTGGAATGATTCCTTCACGGATAGAGATGGTTTTACCGCTGTTCCAAGTGGTTGGGTTAGCCATGCGGTCTACACGGTAGTGACGGATTGGGAGCCATTCTTTAGATGGTCCAATGGTCTGCCATGAGGCACCAAGAATATCAATGGCTTCCTGTGGCAAAACGTAGGTAGTTACCGCAGCTTGGAATGGGAAAGTTGTGTAGTACACACCAAACAAATCTGGGTAGACAGCATCAATGGCCAAGTTAATGTTTCGGCGGATAACTGATCGCGGAAAGGAAGGCGTGATAGTCACACGAGTACCGGCACTGTGGGTAGTTGCCGTCGTGTCACGAAACCCTCGGCCATATGATGGGATAGTTGCCGTATTTGAAGTACGGTCAAATGAGTCTACCCAGATGAGTTCATCGTCAATTTCTACCAAGCCACGAGTAAGGACGGTACCGTCCGCTACTGTAAATGTGGTAGCAGTTGATGAGAGTGAAGATGTGAGATAGGTGGCCTGATCCTGACGGTTGGTATAACCAGTCAGGGCCAAAGCCGTCTCGTCAATGATGTTTACAAATGTTGTCACGATGAGATCCTTCTCGCTGCTTCGTTTTCACCAAGGCCAGTTGTGCCAGCAAGGGCATTAAAGGCGCCTGGCGTGTCGTAGTAATAGTTCTTTCCACCATTGCGGAAAGCGTAAATCTGATTAAGGGCATCAATTCCACGGCTATATCTTTTACCTGTGACGTTAAAAGCCCAAACGTTTGCCGCACCATTGAAGTCCAACTGAGGAACATCGTTAATCAATGTACCCGCCAACCGATTCAAATGGTAAACAGCGGTTCTGCCATCTGTTAATGCCATATCAGATCCTTTCTAAAATTGGTTAATTACTTAGTTCCGCCAACACCGTCATACTGACCGTATGGATCTTGTGGCTTACCTGTTAGCTTGTCGCTGGCCTTGCCAACCATGCTGCTATTGCAACCGCACTCTACGCACATGTTATTTACCTTTCTTTGCTGGTAGGACTTTCTTGAGATTTGGGTTAGCTTTCTTTGCAGATGGGCTAGCCTTACGAGTAGATGAAGCGAGGATTGCTCCAGCAGACTCCATTGAAACGCCTGACTTCTTAGCGATGGACTTCTGCGCTGCGGCAAAGCCCATACCTTTCTTTGCTGCCATTAGACAACCCCTGCTTCTGTGAATGACTTTGCAGTCTGTTTGGTTATTTTGCTTGTTGCTGGCATTACGTCAGCGTTGTATGCCTTGCCTAGAGTTTCGCTTGCCTGATGGGCTTCACGAATAGCCTGTGTTGATGTACCCGCAGGTTGAATACCTTGCGCTCTTGCGTCGCGGTAGGACTGGAGTTCCTTATCCCATTTCTTCTGGGACATAGAATCGGCTCGCCCTGCGTCGCCGGTGTTAAGTTCTAGTGTGCCGAGTTTGCAAGCAAAACAACCATCAACATAACTGCTATGCTCACGATGATCCGATGGTGTTTCTTCATAAACAAACGGAGTGGCACTGACTTCGCCACATTCTGAACAGTCATATTCAACTGGGACAGAATTGTATTTCTCATCCATTCCCCATTTGCTTACCCTGCTTGTGTGCTGATGCTGCATGTTTAACTTCCTCAAAAAACTTTAGGTTACGTTGGATGCGGTCATTTTCTGGACCATTAGCTTTTACGGCTTCCTTGGTAAAGGTTATGGCTTCATCAATGTGCTTGAGATTGTAAGCAGCAATTCCTGCAAGGTCGTAGGCTTTCCAGGTCCAAACTGCTGCTTCGTAGCAGTAGTGGTTGGAGCGAGGACATTCCAAAGCGTTAAGAGCAGCATCTAAGCAACGCTGCCATTCTTGCTTTCGGTAAGCATCCATTGCAACACCGAACTGCGGCTCACCTTGCAAGGGAAGAATCTCTGCTCCTTTGTCATACCACATACGAGCATCTTCTTCTTTGCCAAGTTGATGCGCTGCTTCTCCTGCCCATCGGCAGACAGCTGCGCTTTCAACATCCCAACCGCCATTCTCTACCTTGTGTTCTGCTGCCTTGATTACATCTTCCCATCTGGAGTAGAAGAAGTATTCTCGGCACATGTAAGTCCACATACGTGGATCTTGGGGAAACTCTTTGACCGCCATCTCTAGCAGTTCTAGGTACTGCCCGCGTGACTTGCTGTTGTCTGGCAGATGCTCAATAGTGGCATCGCGTATATCGCAATCAACGGGACTATGTTCACCGTAAAAGACATTTACTTCGTGGCATGGATACTTCCATGTCCAGTTCCAGCGGGAGTGAAGCCGATCACGTTCCCATTTGTTGGCATCGGTTTTCATTGTGATCCAGCCAAGATCGGAGTTTGACTTCCACTTCTTGCGTACCTTTTTGAAGAAGTCTGGGGATGGCACTTCGTCCAAGTCCAGGATAAGGCAGACATCGGCATCCTCTGGCACCAAGGCCAGAGCTGCATTACGGGCCATATCAAACCTGAATGGCTTGACGTGGATTTGGTGGACGGTTACGCCCAGTTCCTTAAGTTTTTCTTGTGTGCCGTCCGTGCTACCAGTATCAGCAACAACAACATAATCAGCCCCAGCACAGGCTTTCGCAAAGCGTTCCGCATGAAGTATCTCATTCTTTGATATAGCATAGACTGCTATCTTGGTCATACCGTTATTCTACCACAGGGTCGTCGGGGATATTAATTTCCTCAACGATATTGTTGTTTAGTTTTGTTTCGTCATAACCGCCGAGTCCATAAGTAACTGATTTCATTATGCCGCCCTTAGCCAAACGCCCTGGACAACAGTTGCAAGAGTAAGAGAAGTTGCTGTCGCAAAACCACCCGAAGCGTTTACTGTCTGTTGGTATCCATAGTTGATATTTGCAGATGGTCCAGTCTGGCCAATGAAGCCACCATAAACTGCGTTACCTACCGTCTGCCAGTTATTTGTTGTCGGTGCTGATGTGGTATTTGCTGCCAACCAGTACCAACCTTTAGTGAGGGATTGGCTAATAGTGATGTTATATGCTGTTGTAACAGCGGATGCCGAAACCGTGCCTGCATCTAGCAAAACTGTATCTGGAGCGCCGTTTGTATTGTTGTAAATACCTAGTCTGATTGTGCCCGTACCAGCAAAAATACCACCTGTCAAAACTGCGATACGGTCAAATGTTGTTGTTTTGTGCACAAAGAACGGCAAGTAACGGGTGACTCCAGTTGTTATTGTATTGGCGCCACTAGAAGTAATTGTGCCCAAGTAGTACCTTGTTGACACAAAATCCAATGGGTCCAAACTTGTTGGCGTACTCCATTGGGTATTGTAGTCAGTGGAGTTTATCTTTGATAAGACTTGTCCTGTTGTACCGCCTGCTGGGACACCTTGGCCTGTGGCACCTGTGGCACCAGTGGCACCAGTGGCTCCGTCATTACCATTGTTTCCTGTTGGGCCAGTGGGGCCAGTGGAACCCGTTGAGCCTGTAGCACCTGTGTTTCCTGTATTTCCAGCAACGCCTGTGTTTCCTGTTGGACCTGTTGGACCAGTTGCGCCAGTACTTCCGTTCGTTCCTGCTGTTCCAGTTGCGCCAGTAGGCCCTGTCGCTCCAGTGGCTCCATTAGTTCCTGCGGTTCCTGTGGCACCCGTCGCTCCTGTCGCACCAGTATTTCCAGCTAATCCTGTTGAACCAGTATTACCTGTGGCACCCGTGTTACCTGCTACACCTTGCGAACCTGTTGCACCCGTCGGACCTGTAGGTCCTGGGACTGTGCTATTTGCGCCAGTGTTACCAGTGGCACCAGTATTACCTGTATTGCCTTGAACACCCTGGATACCTTGTGGCCCTGTTGGGCCAGTGGCTCCTGTGTTACCAGTTAATCCAGTATTGCCTGTAGCGCCTGTTGGACCTGTGCTTCCTGTAACTCCATCCGCACCAGTGTTTCCTTGTGCGCCTGTGTTTCCTTGGGCTCCAGTATTGCCCTGGGAGCCTGTGTTGCCTTGCGCTCCTGTATTGCCCGTAGCTCCAGTTGGTCCAACAGCACCAGTGTTGCCAGTAGAACCAGTGGCACCAATAGCACCAGTATTGCCAATAGCACCTGTTGCACCTGTATTTCCTATCGCTCCTGTTGGTCCTGTAGAACCTGTAGGACCAAGCTGATTGTAAGTAACTTGTGTTGCCGCTACAACCACCGAAGGAGCCGCAGGGGAAAATGCGTTTGCTGGATTTGAGTACATCTGTGCGCCTGGGTCATTGGTTGCCCATACGATTTCATAGTAATCGCCAGCGGTTGCGTTGAATACCCAGTTCCATGCAGGTGCTACAGCAATTGGAGCCGTACCTGTAAGAGTAATGTCTGTATTGGTATTAGGCACATCTGTGCCGTTCTTGCGTAGCCAAATCCAGATAATCTTGTCGTTACCGTTGACGCTGGAAAATTGACCAGAGAACTCTAGGTTGTAAGTTCCAGTGTAGTTAAAAGTGATGCGGCTATTGCTAGCAACAGTGACACCATTGGAGAGGTTTGTAACCTCATATTTCATTGGGTAGCCAGTGTTGGCTGTGGCAGCTATTTGGGTAACGTTGGACTGGAATGAGCCGTAGAAACCGATAGTTCCGCCAGCACCCGTTGCGCCTGTAGAACCAGTCGTACCAGTTGCTCCAGTTGCACCGTTAGTGCCTGCCGCTCCAGTGGGTCCTACAGGGCCTGTGTTGCCCTGTGAGCCTGTATTACCTTGTGAGCCAGTACTTCCTGTGGAGCCAGTTACTCCAACTGCCCCTGTGGGTCCAGTAGACCCTGTGCTTCCAACAGCACCTGCTGAGCCAGTAGCACCCGTGGGTCCTGACGCTCCAGTGTTGCCAATGGGTCCCGTGTTACCTTGGCTTCCAGTAGATCCAGTTTGGCCAGTGCTACCCGTAGGTCCTGTGCCACCAGTTGATCCAGTTGATCCAGTAGATCCTGCGGCTCCTGTATTTCCTTGGCTGCCAGTTCCACCTGTTCCGCCTGTTCCGCCTGTATTTCCAGTGGGTCCAGTTCCACCTGTATTACCTGCCAATCCTTGATAACCCATTGGGCCTTGTGGGCCGATAGGTCCTAGTTCAATTGTAACAGTCTGGGTAGTTAAAACGTCAAAGACGTTTGTGGTAACTGGGATTTCAATTACGGAGATGCTATCTGGGGTAACTGACATTAGTGGGTCACGCTCGCTGCCACTGTAAATGCGCCCTGAAGGATCTTGTAAGTTATACCCGCCGTGTTGTCAGTAAGGTTGAGGTCATACTGGTAGTTACCGGCAGTAAGCGCAGCTGTATCTGATGCTGAAAGGTTGAGGTTGACTCGGCCATAAGCGGAGTCAATAGTGATCTTGCCGTTAGATGTTGAAAGTTCAACAATGATAGCGGTATCGGTAGAAGCACGAACCTGCATATCGGCTGTGTAGTTAGACATGATGACTGGGACGCCACCGATCTTCCACACTGGTGAAAGGGCGAATGTGGTGCCTTGGTAAACTGTGATGTTGTATCTACCTGGATTCATCAAGGCTCCTTAGACTGTGGTGATGTTTGCGCCGTAACCAGCGTTAATCAAAATTGTTCTCTCGGTACTGGTGATGAAGTATTCATGCCCGCCGAGGTAGCAGTAATCTGCCGCTTGCGTTTCGTCCACGCCTGGAGTTCTTTCGCTTTTAACTGTTGTGCCGTATACCAAGATGGTGTTAGCACGGGCAATCCTGTAACGCCAGAACAATCGCGTAAAGCCAGCTGGGCCTTCTTCCACCGTAGGTGGCTTAAACATGTATGCCATGTGGTACTCTTTCTGTATGGAAACTAAGGTCTGTTCATACTGCAAGCAAGCATCGCCGCTAGATGATTTTCATATGTCTAAAGGACATTCATCTGGCAGGGCTGCTGTTTGTAAACCTTGCCAAGCAGATTACAGCGCCAAGTGGTATCAAGAAAATAAACAACGCCGTAAGGAACAAATGCGTGTAAATGAATACATGCGTAGATACGGCATAACAATTGAAGAATATGAAATTTTACTTGATGAGCAAAACGGCTGTTGTGCCATCTGCTTTGCTACTACTGGAGCTGTTGGTAAGCGATTATCTGTAGATCACAACCATAAGACTGGAGAAGTCCGTGGCTTGCTTTGTGACGACTGTAATACAGGTCTTGGCAAGTTTAAAGACGACTCCAGCCTTTTGGCTAAAGCAATCAACTACTTAAATTAAATTAAGCGGTGTGAATACTTGAGGTGCTTTCAATACGAACGAGTGATGGTTCACGATAGCGAGCCCATCCTAGAACGCCGTACCATCCGATTGGACGGAAACGCATCAACTTGTCAACGATTGGTCCGAAGATGACGTGTGGCTCTTCAGCAACAGCCTCTGCGAGTGCCTGCTTACCTGCAACGAGTGTACGGAATACACGGACGCCGCCTGTAGCGTTGACATATGAAGAAGTACCGAAAGTACCTGATGCTGTACCAGCACCTGTACCATCAGCAAAGTTAGCCATACGTGGAGACTCAACGAACATAGCACCTTCGTATGTTCCGATTGTTCCTGGCCAGAACTCAGATGCACCTGTCTCTGAGTACTTGTGGTCGTCACGCCATCCGCCTGAGCCGGTTTCGGCACGGAGATCGTGTGAGACTTCTGGGTGGATACCAACCCAGTAGTATTCTCCCTGACGTGGGACAGCCTTGTTAGCACGGAGCTTAGCGACAGCCAAACGGATGTCACGAGACTTGATTACGTCTGTTGAGAGGATTGACTTGTTAGTTGTACCGTTGGTGTATGTACCAGCGAAGGTAGATACAGCGTTACCATTAACTTCAGCAATTGCGTTTGTTCCACCGATAAGGGTAGAGAGTGCAACTGTGTCAAGTGAGTCAGCCATGTTGAACGCGATGATGTCTGCAATCGCTGGATCAACGTCTGAGAGTGAGAACAACTCAAGCTTACGGGTTGCGAGTGACGCATTTCCGTATTCCTGAAGTGTTACTGAAGCAGTTGTTGTGTTACCGAGAGCTACTGCGTCTGGGTCAACTGTCTCAGATAGTGGTGTGGTTGCAGCAGAGAGATCCGTGTAGAACTGGAAAACTACTGATGAACCAGGCATAGCCTGTTGTACTGGCTTCTTGTCCGCGACATCGCGAACCATTGGCACAGCACGGAGAGCGAACTCTACGTAGCGGTCATACGCGGTCTGTACTAAGGAAGTACCGAGGGACGCAGACGTGCTATCTGTATATGCGTTGCTCATTGTGTGTCACCTTCTTTCTTTAAGGTTTGTGCTTGGATGGGTTTTATCGTCGGAAACGTTGGCTTGGTGAGCCTGTCAACGCGTTCAGTTCTTCAACTGTTTTTGCCCCAGCAATCTTTGCGGCCAGATCCTGGTCACGAGATGGGGTGTTTGCGTTTTGTGACGCAGCGTTAATACGCTGATATGCTGCCACGTTTGCTTTGGTTTCTTCTGATGTTGGAGCAGGTTCTTGTCCAGCGATCTGGAAGCCGAATACATCGGCGTTCTCTGATAGCCAGGCATCAACTGCTTCAGGCGTTGAAATATCGCCAGGTATAAACTTGGCGACCTTTTCT